GAGTTACATTATACAAATGTATAACAGCTCATGAGCTAGGAGAAACTGATGCAGCAGATGATATTGTTAGACCAACTAATATATCTTATTGGGAGTTTGGAGATGTTTGTGGTAAAAGACTAACTTCTTGTGCAAAAAGATTTGGACATGAACCTGCTAATGTAGGTGGTACTGGTGTTACAAATGTTATAGTAGACAAACAAAATAATACAGTAGGCGGAGGTTCAGGATATAGTTCAGCTCCTACTGTCGTTTTTAATAACTCAGGAACTAACGGTTCAGGAGCAGCTGCAACGGCAGTTGTAAGTGGAGGCAAAGTAGTTAGGGTAGATATGACTACTGCTGGGTCAGGCTACACCATTGCTCCTACAGTATCATTTACTGGTGGAGGAGGTTCTGGAGCAACAGCAACAGCACTTATTAACAATAGAGGTACTAGAAACGTATCTTTACCATTTGGAGGATTCCCGGGAGCAGCGCTTTACTAATGATTGAACCAGTATTAGAAGATATAAAACAATACGTACACGAGAATATGGATATAGAAGCTTGTGGCTTACTAAACCTAGAACGAGGACGAGTGCGTTGGCACCCTTGTCCAAACGTAGCAGAAAATCCAAAACATGATTTTATTATTGACCCTATAGACTATAGAAGAGTTTCAGAAAGAGGTGACGTAGTAGGTGTGGTACATAGTCACCCTGGAGAGTCACCACAGCCAAGTATTTTAGACCGAGCTGCGTGCGATAAATTAGGAATTCCTTGGTATATTTTTGGAGAAAATGACGAATGGATAAAATTGGAACCGAGCGAAAATACTTATGATTTACTGGGAAGACCCTTCGTCTATGGCGTCTATGATTGCTTCACAATCTTGAAAGATTATTTCGAAGCAGAAAATATAAACATATACCCATATGAGTATGAGTGGGAATTTTGGGAAAAGGGAAAAAATCTCTATTTAGAGAACTTTGAAAAAGAAGGTTTTAAGAAAGTAACAGATAATAGTCTACAGATTGGCGACGTTATTTTAATGGCTCTAAATAGTGACATTACCAACCATGCAGGAATATATGTAGGCCGTGGAAAAATGCTACATCATGCACCAAACAGATTATCGTGCAGAGACAACTATAATGGGATATGGAAACAAATAACTAGAATGATAGTTAGACATGAGAGTATGACATGAAGAATATAATACTAGAAGGAATATTAGGAGAAAAATTTGGCTACGAATGGAAGCTAGATGTTAACTCTCCAGCAGAAGCTCTTAGTGCAATTATGGCACAGCGCCCTGCTATGAGAAAATTTTTACTTGACTCAGAAGGAGTACAAGGATATGAAATATTTATAGATGACAATGGTTGCGAGAGACTAGAAGAGCTAGTAATTAACAAGCCAGGAGAAGGTAGTTATACTTTTGTACCAGTAATTGGTGGGTCAAAAAACTCTACTCTTATGATGGTACTAGGAGTTACTTTAATCGCAGTAACAGGTGGATTCGGACTAGCTGTTGCAGCACCATTTATGGCATCAGCAGGAGCAGGAGTCGCAGCAACAGCAACATCAGCTGCAGTAGCAGGAACAACTATTGCTGGTGGAGCAACTCTTACAACCTTAGGAGCAGGATTAAATTACTTAGGTATGGGACTACTACTTGGTGGAGCTGCAATGATGCTTGCCCCAGATGTTCCAGACGGAAACACTTCTGAGAAATCAGAAAACTACTTATTTGGTGGGCCAGTCAATACAGTAAAACAAGGAGAGCCAATACCTCTAGTTTATGGTAGAGCTATTGTTGGTTCTAAAACTATATCAGCTTCAATATTTACAAACACATCAAGACAAAAACTAACAGCAGGAAGAAAAATGGTTGGTATTAAAAACTTCAGAACAGACGGAAGTAAATCAGGTACTAATGCTATTGCTCAAAACAATAGTGGATATGAATGGCTTGGTAACATCGGTAATGGTGGATACATGTAATGAAAAAGAATCAGCATTTAATATCTATTCGAGGCTCTAAAGGAAAAGGAGGAGGCGGAAGTACGTTTGAAGCAGACGATAATATGTTTGCAAGACAGTCTGCCGCATTTATTGATGCTATTGCAGAAGGGCCGATCAAAGGATTAGTCTATGGAGATGGTTCAATTCTTGTTGATGAAGTTCGTCTTAGAAACGTCAATCAAGCTACAGGTCATGTATCTTCAACTTCAAACTTCCAAAACTTTACTGTAATCACAAAAAATGGAGACGCAACACAAGTAGTCGATGCAGACTTCTTTGCAGAATATCCTAGTGCAGCCTTTACCCAAGATATTAGTAGTGCAGAACTACTTGAAGGAGAACCCCAGTACTTTACTATATCAAGTGGAACATTTGAAAAAAGAGAAACAGACTATGTAAAAATTACCGTATCTACTACTGGTATGTCGGCTATCACAAAGAAAGGCGACAACAAAGGGGATATCAATGAAACTGAAGTATTCTTTACTATAGTATTCCAATGGGTAGATAACTCTGGAGTCCACCATTCAAGAGAAATGTTCGACACAGGATTCCAAGGAAAAGTTAGTGGTAAGTATGCACATACTTTTGGTTTTAATATCGAAGACATAAAAAAGACACATACTATTAACGACTGGGCAATAAAAGTTCAAAGACAAAGTGATAGTCCTGATAGTACTGATAATGTAGAAGTTCAAAATGCTATCTATGTAGATAGTATAGAAGCTGCAATTGCTGATAAATTAGAGTATCCTTATACTGCTTATGTAGGTGGTGTAATTGATGCAGAAGCTTTTAATAGCGTTCCACAAAGAGGGTACGAGATAGATGGTAAGTTAATACAGATTCCAACTAATCACTATCCTTGTGATTATAATGGACGTAAATTAGTTTTATCTAATGCCTCTGCTTTTGCTGTAGGTGACGTTATAAATCAAAGTGTAACTGCAAGTAGTATAACTGCTTCAGGTACTGCAGAAGATGGATATACTGCTACAGCTACTATCCCTGCTCACGGAGTAACTATTGGAGAAACTTTTAAAGTAACGATTGCAATATCATCTTCACAAGACGAAGATTTCTATGAAGGAACATTCGTTGCAACAGCTAAGACTAGTACAACTTTTACATATACACTTAATAAACCATTTAATGAAACTACAGGAGCGTTTAAAACTCTTACTTCTACAACTGCGGCAGGAACAAAAACAGTAACTTTATTTAGCGGAGGTTTAGTAGATAAGAAAGTAGGAAACACACTCTATCTTAGAAATGTAGCAGCTTCAACAAGTGCTATATCAGGTGTAATTACAAACTCAGATGGAGACTCTGGAACAGTAACTTCTGCTACACAAGTCTTCATTCCTGCAAACTATAGAAGAAATGCTAGTACAGAAAAACCAGTAGCTGCAGAACAAGATTGGGACGGTACTTTTTATCAGTCTTGGTGTAATAATCCAGCATGGGTATACAATGATTTAATTACTAATAAAGTTTATGGACTAGGTAATTACCTTAGCCAAACTCAAGTAAATAAATGGGAACTATTTCAGATTGCAAGATACTGTGATGAACTCGTACCAGCAGGTGTTGGAGCAGCAGATTTATTAAGTATTCATACTACAGATGATAGTAACTATATACCAAGTGGAGCAACAGGACAGCATGAACCAAGATTTAGTGCAAACTTAGTTATTAGTGGAAAACAAGAAGCATTTAAAGTATTAAATGATGTTACAAGTATATTTAGGGGTATGACATACTGGCTCAATGGAGAAGCCTATCTTGTACAAGACTCAGAAAAAGACCCTGTATATCAA